TTTTTTCAGGTTTTGAGTCTAAAGAAGAAACAGAATTGCAAGTTTCAATTGCAGCCAAGGGCGAGTCCAGCTTCACAGAGGAAGTGGTCTTTGGGCCAGTAGCGGGCTTGCTGTTCGGGAGAGCGTGTGCTAGGAGAGCACAGTCGAGCAGTAAGTGTAGTGTACGAAGGAAAGGTTTGCAAATCGGATTGAGTCAATTTGATTCCAGTGGGGTCGTAGAGTGATGCGAGTCCTTTGATGTTAGCTTTGTGTCCAGCGAGTTTGAGTTCGTTGAATACGTGTTCACAGATCTTGATGATATGTGGATTGCCAACGGAAGCGTAAGCGATGCCGATACAACGTGCCATGAGCAGGTCGGGGGCGTCACGTGTGCTTTTGGGGTAAAGGAGGCGTGCTAAGACGTCAGCTTCATCGCGGGTAGGCCAGCCGTTCCAGTTTTGATAACCGAGAACGAAGGCTCCCATGATATTGGAGCTAGTCTTGCATTTCTCTGCGCTGAGTTTGGAGCCGAATCGACGAAATGCTTCGTCAGACAAGGAGACAAGAAACTCGGGAAGGTCAGCAACGTCAACGAGCGCTAAGATGTGAAATAGAGCGTCGTCGCCCATCAACTTGAGGAAGAAGTCGTCGGGGATGTTGTAACCAAGAGCAGAAAGACAGGTGATCAGCATGATTCCATTGTAGATGGAGTCGAAGAACTGAGTGCAAAAGATACCAGAAGGCATGCCAGCCCAGAGTCGGCGGTAAACGCGACCGAGAGGTGAGACGCACAGGAGTTGGAAGTATCCAGTGGTGAACCAGTTCCATAGCCGTTCAAGACGAGAGGGGTCGGTCTTGGGATCGGGGTAGGTGCGGGTAGGACAGTAACGTCCGCAGAAACAAAAGAATGTTTTGACTTCAGCAAGTATGTCTTGCCAGACGGAGAAGTATACGCGCATGTCAAATTCAGACCAGTCGGTGTTGATGACGGCCTTGGTGTGCTTGAAACTGGAGAGGTATTCGGCATTGAGCCGGTGCCATCCTCCATTGAGGGTTTCGTAGTTCCAGAGCATTGGGGTTTGAATGATACTAAAGTAGTGAGAGAAAAGAGGCCAGAAGAACATGGCTTCGATCATGATAAAGTACTTTGGTATGCCCCAAACTGTGCGAACTTTGTCGGGTTGGTGTGACTCGACGAGAGCAGGTTTGACGTGTAATGTGATATTGTCGGGGTAATGGGAAAATAATCCTTCTTTGATATTGTGAACAATCTTGCGAGCATGGATGAAAATGTCGTTGTATAGATTGGCAAATGAAGGTTTAGCGTTCGGGATGAGGCCAGCTTGTTTGCGGGCTTGAAGCGCTTCTCTGAGGAGAGGGTCAACTGAATAAGGGCGTTCAGCGTTAGAGTCTAGTTTCCAAGGGTACCAACGAAGGTCAGTGAAGTGTACGGGGTGTATCTTCCACTTGGGTCGGAACCGGGTGATGATGAAACGAAGACCGAACTGATAATGTTCGTCCTTGATTATGTCGTGATTCGGTACATCGTACTTCTGAAGAAAGGCTTCTGCCTTTGTGGCGTCAGAGGTCGAGCGGCGGTAGCCGTAGAGTACTTTTTGGATCACGGCAAGCGAGAAGTAGAATGAGT